ACGGTACTGAATATAAAGCAGACGACTACCTTAAAGTAGAAACCAGAGAATATCATCAAACAACACATTATCTTAATAGACAAATTGCTGTTTCTGATATTATAGAGGAGTTTGGTGATTTACCAACCTTTGAAAAAGGTTTATACTTTAATTGGAGTGATTATCATAATGCTAGTGATGAAGATAAAGAACTAGCTGATAAAGTCCAAGAATTTGTTGACCAACACGATTATGACCGTGAAGAAGATTGTTGGACAATGAGTAAAGGTGGTTATGATGTTGACAGTGAAATCGTAAATGAATTTACAATGGAATCACCTAAATAATGAATAAAGTGGAGTTTATATTATGTCAGAATTCTTATGGGTTGAGAAATACCGTCCTAAAACAATTGAAGATTGTATTCTCACTGAAGACCTAAAGAAAACTTTTTCTGAGTTTTTAAATCAGAAAGAAATACCTAATTTACTATTATGTGGTACTGCCGGTACAGGTAAGACTACAGTAGCACGAGCCTTATGTGAAGAGTTAGGTGCTGATTACATTATCATTAATGGGTCAGATGAAGGCCGACAAATTGATACATTACGAAACAAGATTAAAAACTTTGCTTCTACTGTATCTCTTACCGAAGACGCTAATCACAAAGTTGTAATTATTGATGAGGCAGACTATATGAATGCCGAGTCCGTACAACCTGCCTTGCGTAATTTCATTGAAACATTTTACAAGAACTGTAGATTTATCTTTACTTGTAATTACAAGATGAAAATTATTCCAGCATTGCATAGTCGTTGTACTGTAATTGACTTTGCGATTAAGAATGGTCAAAAGGTAAAAACTGCCAATGCATTTATGAAAAGACTTGGTGATATTCTTACTACAGAACAAATCAAGTTTGACAAGAAAGTATTGGCTGAGTTAATTCAAAAACATTATCCAGACTTCCGTAGAACTATTAATGAACTTCAAAGGTATTCCGTAAGAGGTGAGATTGATAGTGGTATTCTGTTTAGTATTTCTGAGGCAACCAATAAAGAACTAATCTCAATACTTAAAGAAAAAAGATTTAATGATATGAGAAAATGGGTTATTAATAACCTTGACAAAGAACCATCTTCTTTGTTTTCTAGTATCTACAACAATCTTTATGAGGCATTAGAGAATAAATCTGTACCTCAAGCAGTTTTAATTATTGCAGGTTATCAATACAAGGCTGCTTTTGTTGCTGACCAAGAAATCAATATGGTCGCTTGTTTAACTGAGATAATGGCAAACTGTAACTTTAAGTAGGTATATTATGAGCAATACAAGTGGACAATATTTCTTAGATGACGGAAGAGATATTAGAATAGGCTGTGCTGAAGATGTGCTTGAAAGACTTAGACAACACCAATCATCAAACAGACTTATCAAATTAATCGGCATTGTTCCAACACATCCAAAAGAAATTTTTGATGAAGAAAAGGTGGCGTTTAATTATTTTGAAAGATATAAAATAAGAAAATCTTTTTACAGTAGAGAAATACTACCTAAAATACCTTTCTATATACAAGATAGAATTTTAGAAAGAAATGACTTATTAGATAATATCGTAAAAAGAACAGGCACAATTCAAACTTTGTGGGGTGAAGAAAGTCTTACATCAATAAGAGAAAGATGTGATATATTTCCAAACCAGTTTGTTACTATTATGGGTAGAGCAGGCACCAAAGCAGGTGAAAGACCTAGAAAGTTTGTAATTGAAGGCAAAACTTATCATGTTTCTGAAAGAGCAAAAAATCTTATTCAATCTATAATAAGAGATACTAAACAAAAATATGGTATAGTGTGAGTATAGGCGGGTGTAGCTCAGTGGTAGAGCGCTTCGTTGCCAACGAAGAGGTCGTGGGTTCGATACCCACTACCCGCTCCAAATTAAGGATTTATTATGTACGAATTGAAAGATTATTTACAAGCGATTAACGAAACTAAAAAACCCCTATTAGACAGTGATGATACAGAATGGGAAAAGAAATATCCACCATTCGTAATTAATCGTTGTCTATCTATGTTTTACGATACTATAATGCACGCTAATGAAATGAATGGTTTACATTTTCTCCCTAAAACTATGCAATTTCATTATCTTATAAATAGTATCCGTAAGAAAAAGCGATTTGGTGGTAAATGGTTATCACAGGCCAAGTTAAAAGATATGGATATTGTGAAAGAGTATTATGGTTTTAGCAATGCAAAAGCAAAAGAAGCTCTCACACTACTTACCAAAGACCAGATTGAAACTATAAGAAATAGCCTATACAAAGGTGGGAGAAAAAAATGAGTGAAGAAATTATTAGCTGGTCGCAAGGTGATATGTTAGAGGTCACAATCAAACAGCCTGACGACTTTTTAAAAATTAGAGAAACATTGACTAGAATTGGTGTCGCTAGTCGTAAAGATAAGACACTATATCAATCTTGCCATATTTTACATAAACAAGGTAAGTATTTTATCACACACTTTAAAGAATTGTTTGCCTTAGATGGTAAGAAATCTACTTTGGTTGAAAATGATATTCAAAGAAGAAATACAATTGCATTGTTATTACAAGATTGGAATTTGATTGACATTGTTGATACTACAAGAGTAGAAAACAAAGCGCCATTAAGTCAAATTAAAGTATTACCATTTAAAGAAAAGAGTGATTGGAATTTAACTGCTAAATATAACATAGGCAAGAAGATTGAAGGAACAGATGGCGGAGATGCAGGTACCAAAGTTTAGAGAATTTATTTCTGAAGCTAAAAAAGACAAAGACTTTTTAAGGTTACTGATTATTACAGATGAACCTGAAGAGGCTAAGACCTTTCATACAGCAGACAGACTTAGAGAAGAATGTGATAAGTTAAAATATCCACATTATCTTTTTAAACTTACTGGTGGTTATACCACATACCAAGATGGTGTCCGTAGATTTCATAACAAAGACGATAAGAAAGGTTTTGAAATTGATAGCGACACCGTTGCTGTTATTCGTGGTTCTATTACAAGAAAAGATAGTTGGTTAGACTATGTTTCTATCTTAGAAAGAGCCAATGTTTGTCTAGTAAACAATAGACAATGTATTAATGTTTGTGCAGACAAATATAGAACTTCATTAAGACTTGCAGATTATGGTTTAACAGAACCAAAAACTATTTTAATTAATGACCCCGAAAAATCAGTTGAACAGGTAGAAGAGGCTGGTTTAAAGTTTCCTATTATTCTTAAAACACTTAGAGGCAGTAAAGGTGTTGGTGTATTATTTGTAGAAAGTGCAAAGTCATTAGATAGTATTGTACAATTAATACATAAACAAGATGAAGACGCAGATTTATTAGCACAAGCATATATCAAAACAGAATATGATGTAAGAGCTCATGTCTTAGGTGGTAAATTGATTGCAGCTATGAAACGACCAGTTATCGAAGGTGATTTCAGGTCAAATGTATCACAAGGTTCTGTACCAGTTAATATTAAATTAACAGAACTTGAAATTGAAGAATGTTTACGAGCCGCAAAAGCAGTAAACGGATTATGGTCGGCGGTTGATTTTATACCTAGTAAGAATAGGGAAAAAGAACCACCATATTTTTTAGAGGTGAACTCATCACCTGGAACTGAGGGTATTGAAGATGCAACTAAACTCAACATATCTAACATTGTTATCAGCCACTTTGCTAATAAAGATAATAGATACAAAGTACCAACTGAATGTGGTTACAAAGAAGTGGTCACTATCAAACCTTTCGGAGAAATTGTCGCTAAGTTTGATACGGGTAATTCTGGTATGCCAGTTATACACGCTGACAGCTACAAAGTATCTGGTAAACAAATTAGATGGACTCTTTTAGGTAAAACAATTACAAGTGATATTATTCGTAAAGAAGAAATTTCAGTTGGTGGCTTAAGAGATTATGATGAGACCAGATATGTTATCAAACTTGATGTAGAGTTTGCAGGTGGTCTTTATAAAGATGTAGAATTTACTTTGGATGATAGAGATGAAAGAACTTTAATCCTATTTGACCGTGCATTTATGAACAGATTAAATGTTATGGTTAATCCCCAAAGAAAATATGTAATAACAACCAAATACAGCATTGACTAATTAGATTAGTTGTGTTATATTATGATTAAGGAGTGAATATGAAAATGATAAAGATAATTCGTCTATCAACAGGCGAAGATGTAATCGGTGAGGTTACACATGATGATAACCATATCGTCACATTAAAGAAACCGTTTGTTCTTATTCCAAGACAAATGGGTCCAGGAAAACCAATTCAATTGATGTTATCCCCTTGGCAACCTTATACAGATGAGGAAGAAATCCTTGTTAACCACGATAAGATTGTTACAATGGTAACACCAAAAAAAGACATTCAAAGAAATTACGAGGAAAATACTTCAGGTATTATTCAGGCTACGGCTGCTGACCAGCAACTTATTACTGAAACTAAATTGCCTAAAGTATGATAACAGTATTCTTTCATAAGAATGAAGGTGGTCTAACAAATGTACAAAAAGTCAAAGTACCAGAGGGAACGACAATCATGGAAGCGGCCAAGTTTTTTGCTGAACCTTCCATTGAGCAAATCCCAGCAACTTGTGGTGGTACTTGCTCGTGTGGCACTTGTCATGTTCATATTGGAAATGGTTGGCTTGACAAACTTCCTCAAATAGACTATAATACACCTGAAATTGATTTACTAGAATACCAGAAGAACTACAAATCTGGTGTCAGCAGACTTGGTTGTCAAGTGAAACTGACAAATGAACATAATGGAATAGTGATAGAATTATTAGATGATGAACTTTTATAAAAGCGTAATTGAACACAAAGGTAAACTACTTGTACGAGGTATCTTAGGCGACAAAGAGTTTAAAGAAAAACTTGATTTTAGTCCTACATTGTTTACTCTTACAAACGAAGACACAGGTTGGAAGACTTTAGATAATCGTA